CACTCACTCACTCACTCACTAAACACTCACTCACTCAAAACCCTACTTGACACTATGTCAAGTGACAGACAACCGATGAAAATTCTGAATTGTTTATCCGATAGCTTTAGTCGGATTAACGCTTTAACGCGCGAAAGTGGCGCTTGCGTGCGTCGGCGCGTCGCAGTTTTACTGTGCGAAAGCGCGCTTTCCCGTAGCGCGTCAAGGGCGCGAATGCGGCGCGAGCAAAGCGAGCGCGAACCCTTGACGCGCTACTCATAAGCGCATAATGGGGTATGGGGGACGATCGCCACTCTGTGGCGTCGTCCCCTTGGCGACCCTATGCGCGCATGCCCCTGCAGGTTTCAGTCCACTAAAGCGACAACGCGCTAGCGCGAGTAAGAAGAGCGGAGAAGTCGGTTTTAACGCTTTCGCGCGGTGATGCGTTATACTGTGAAACTTCAAAACGCGAAAACCGAAACCCGGGGGTACCCTCCAAAACCCCTGGGGGTATTTGCGCGTGCGGGCGGGCGAGTGGCGATAGGGAACCCCCTCTTCTCCTTTTTACATTTTCGGCATTGGACATTGGACAGCCCTCCCAAAAAGACACTCTCAAAACCTCTTGCCAACCGCGCCATAGTTTGCTAGAATATAATTGCCAACACTACCAAGGAGGTTTTACCAATGCCGACGATTTCACAGCAGATTGTCGGGTTGAAGAGTAGGGACAACGATACGGCCATCATAAAATTCAAGGGCATCAAGAAGAGCGAAACGATTGTTCTGGAAGCCAACTTCTCAGAATACGAGCTTTCTCCGATTGAGGTTCGCATACTTGCTAACGCACTTCATGAGCTTGCCGATTTTGTTGATTAAGGAGGTGCCCGGTAATGCAAGAGTTCTTTGTCGCGCTTTACATCATCGGTGCAGCCGTGTACGCCTACGCAACGGTGTGGCGCAGGTAAAAATAGGAGGTGTCCAGAAAGTGCAACGCCTAGATTACTCCAAACGCATTGCCGAATTCTACGAAGGTAGAAAACTTCTGTTCATGCAGTGTATTTTGGCTGATGTCAACGAGAATAAGCGAATCGTGATCTCTATTGAGCCGGAAAAAGGTGTCCGGATTCAGGTGGGAGACGAGCACATTGACATCCATCCGTACTTAGCGCGTGAAACTGCGCAGGTGCTTGAACAGTTTGCAGATCGTGTAGAGCAAATTCGATCGAGCGCTGGTTGAAATTCCGAGAAAGAAAGCCCCGCTCTACTATGCGGCGCGTTTGGCATGGCTGAAACGCGTTGAGGAGGTAAAGCATGAAATCGCGGATTCCGAGCGGGATTAGTAGGACGTGGGTGGACATTGAGAACGATGTCGCAGTTTCTATTCGCATTAAAGATCCGTTTGACAGCGTCGAGATTGAGATCTGTGATCGGGAAACAGGAGTTTGTTTGACGTGCGGACTCTCCACAGGAATTGCGCATGACATCGGGTTGGAGCTGATCACAGCAGCCGAGCGCGCAGATGTGTATCGTGAGGTGATCGATCAGAATGCTGAGGAAGATGGTTGAAGTTGCGGGGTGGGGCTGATGCGCATGGGCGGAACGCTTTTTAGTGAGAAAGACCGGGTTTGGGTTGATATCGAGAATCGCGTTGGAGAAGCAATTTACTTTGCAGTTTACAAAGATGGAAAAGGGCCGGGTGTACCGGTCGTGATTTCTGCAGATTTTGCGTTGGAAGTCGCAGAAACGCTTTATCATACCGCATTAAACCTCAAACGGTTCAACGCTTTGAAGAGAATGTGGGAGGAACGAAAACATGCTTCGCAAGATGGTTGAGCAACACCCGCTCTTCAAATCCTTGCCCAAGATGTTGCAGCTTGCCTATCCGCAGCTTGCTGACCTCTTTGAGCGCGACCCGGAGAACATCTTTCGCACGACGAACGAGCTTGCCGATCAGCACCCGGAGTTTTCCCGGGACGTGTGGGACGAATTCCTGCAGTTTGAGCCGGTCAAGCAGTTCATTTCCGTTCGCACGAAGCGCTTCATCGAGCAGTCCGCGCGCAAGGCACAGCGTAAACTCGCCGAAGAAGCCGAATCCGGCAACGTGCAGGCTGTCAAACAGCTTCAAGAATTGGCCGGTTTGCTTGATGCAAAGGAAAACAACAAGATCATCGTCACGCATTTTGTGCCGCGAACGCAGGAAGACCTGCAGACTTACCTAGCTTTCGAAACCCAGCCCAAAACCGAAGCCAGTCCGCAGGTAAGTCCGGATGAACAAACCTAGGATAAGGAGGGGCAGAAATAGCATGGAGTGGTTGTGGATTCTGGCTGGTGCTTGGACACTTATTGCAGTATGGTGTGTTGGCTATGTAGCAGGGCAGCGTGCAATCAACAAGGATTTGTGTAAAGCGTATTACGATCTTGGCAAAAAGAATGGAGAGTTAAAGGCATGGAAAACGGCACTCCAGCAGTTGACGGAAATCACGCTGTCCAAGAAAGAGGAGGGTAAGTAAATGGGTGCAGTTGAAAACTTCCTGCGCAAGAAAAGAGAAGACACCGGTGTGCGTGTTTATGCCGTTTTCGAGAGGAGTTACTACAGCACGCCTAATGTGTACGTTGGAACAGATTACGAAACGGCTAAGAAAATCTTGCTCGAAGATAAGGAAGCGCGAGTTATGGAAATTTGGGAGCGCGGCGAGCTTGTAGATGTTGTTTACGATGTGGAGGAAGAGGAGAATGGCTGAGCAGGTACTGCTGCACGCCGCCGCAAAGGCGCGCGAGGAGGAGGTAAGGGCGACGAAAAACCATTGGTGGCCATTCAAAGTTGGTGACCGTGTACGAATTAAGCGTTGTAAAGTAGTTGATTTAATAGGTAAAACAGGGACAATAGTGGAAGCAAACATCTATGACGATTTGTATGTCGGATACATTGTTGAGATTGACGGAAGAAGGTGGTCGTTTGGCGACTTTAAAAATCGCAAATTAAGTGTGGAGTTTATTGAAGAAGAAGCGCAGATGGGTGAAGGCGAAGGGGGATAAAGCGTGATTCGCATTAGGGAAGTCACAACGTACAATTGGTTAAATGCTATCTACGGAATGCGTAACAGTTGGGAGTCTTGGGATAAGTCAGACAGCCGTGTGCTGCCGAACGGGCGGTTTAAGATGGGTGATAACGATTTTGAGCTTGCCCTGAAGCTGTCCAAGGCTGGCAATTCGCACGCCAAATTTTTGCGGCAGATCTTCGTTTCGATGGTCATCACCGCGCCGGAGTACTGGTGGAGGGAATACGCGACGTACAAGGTGGGAACCGTCGAAAACTCGACGTCGCAGATGCACAAGCTGGGCAGTTGGTTTGTGACGGTGCGTGATTTCAGCTTCGATGACCCGGACGATCCGTTCAATATTGAGACGGTTGAGCGGGTCAATCGCCTAATAGAGGCGTGGTGGGCTGCAGGTAAACGTAAGCCATCGCCGGAATGGCGCAAGCTGATTCAGAACATACCGCAGTCCTACAATTACTTGCGTACCTGCACGCTGAATTATCAGGTGCTCAAAAACATCTACCATGATCGTAAGAATCATCGTTTGCAAGAGTGGCGCGATTTCTGTGCGTGGATCGAGACCTTGCCTTACGCTGAGTTAATCACGCTCGGCCCGAGCAAACCGAGTAATATTCCGGCGATAGCGTGAGGTGTTTGTGTATGAGCGCATATCGCGAAGCTGCGCTGAGGGTTGCAGAACTTGTGGAAGAGAAACAGCAAGCATACGGTGATTCTTTTGGCAAAGCAGGAAAGCTCTTGCGTATCTTTCTGGAGAAGTATTACAATGCTGATACAAACACTTATAACATTCCTGATTCGCTCATTGACCACATCCCGTACATGGTTCGTGTTTGGGACAAGCAGTCACGCATTTTTTCGAACCCTGACGGCGATCTGTTGGACGAGAACCCATATTTGGACATGATGGGCTATGACCTGTTGGCTGTTGTAGCTGGCGAAAAGAGAGTTAAGGCTGCGCGTCGGTGCTGCAGATGCGGGAAGCCCGCACCTGCAGATGCCCGATACTGTAGTAGCGAATGCGCTTGGGATGCTGTAAGAACGGACAAAGCTGAAGAATTGAGGAGGTTGACGAATGATGAAAGCAACGGGAGTCATGCGGCGTGTTGATGATTTGGGACGCATTGTGTTGCCTAAAGAGCTTCGGAAGGTGTACGGTCTCGATCCCGGTACTCCGATGGAGATTTTCGTTTCGGATGACGGAACCATTGTTTTGCGTAAATACACGCCCGGGTGCTTGCTGTGTGGGCAGATGGAAAACCTGTTGCGGCACCCGAATGGAAAACACATTTGCAAGGAGTGCGTGGACAAGTTGGAGTGATGCGGTATGCGCTGTCCGTACTGTGAACAACGTAGTACGTACATTGAAAACACGCAATATCGTGGGAAGAATAACACGGTTTTCCGGCGCAGGCGGTGTAATGCATGTGGCAGGCAATGGTCTACGATTGAGATGATTCTTTTCGATTCGATTGATATAGAAGAGCTGATTGCAGAAAAATTGGCGTTGGAGGAATAAAGGGTGGATTCGGGAAAACGTTATTTTGTCAAAGGGGTTGTTCCGGGGATTCATGATCCTGTTATTCTTGTGATTCGGGCGAAATCGAAGAAGCGCGCGATAGCGCGTGCTTTGGCTAACTACAATATTTCTGAGGTTCTTGAGGTGCGAGACAGGCCGTTTGAACGGGAAGAATTACTACGGTCTAAGTCTAAGCCAGCGAACTTTTCAGTTCTCAACGGCCATCGTAAATCGGTTCGTAAGTATGGGAGAAGGGTAATTTAGGCTTGTCTACCAATGAAATTTGTGGTAGATTATAAGTAGCCTCACCGGACGACGGTGGCCCTGCCCGGCACCTGATTGCTCATCGGTTTACCTCCGCTTTCGGCGGTGTCGTCTCGGCACCGCCTTTTCTGCAGAGGAGGACTTTAGCGCTATGCTTTGCTATAACTGCAAATCTGCACCGCTGCAGTTACCTGAAGATAATCACCCTTCCTATTTGGTTTGTCCAAACTGCGGCGCGCTCCATTTGACCTATGAGCCGTTGCCACACCAGGCTCACATGCACGCAAACCCCGCAGTTTTCATTGGCTATTTTGGCGGTTTCGGCTCAGCAAAGACGCGCTCCGCAGTTCAAGACATCTTTTTGCAGGCTCTAGAACAGCCGAATACGACGTGGTTGATCGGAGCGCAGACACATCCGCAGCTTCAAGAAACGGCTATGCAGACGTTTTTCGCGGAGGTTTGCCCTCCTCCGCTTATCAAAGAGCACAAAACGCAGGATCGAATCACGATTTTGCAGAACGGTTCCCGGATTTTGTGGCGCAGTTTTGACGATGAAGGCAAGCTGCGCTCGCTAAACCTCTCAGGTTTCCATATTGAGGAGGCCTCAGAGGTCAAATTTGACATCTTTTTGCAGCTTCAAGGCCGTCTTCGGAACAGTTTTACCAAGCGTTTTCGGGGGATTGTGACCTCAAACCCCGAGCGAAACTGGATTTTCAATGAATTCGTGGCTCATACCGACCATTTAACGGACAAGGAAGACCGTGCTCCATTCTATTTCTATGAGCACGAGAAGAAGGATTATGCCGTGTACGTCGTCCCGACAAAGGCCAATAAGTACCTTCCGCCCGGTTTTATTGAACGTTTGCGGGCGACGTATCCGGAATGGTGGCAAAAACGCTACCTAGACGGTAGTTTTGCCCATTCTGAGGGCATGGTATATCCCGAATTTGCTGATTCCATCATCGAACCGTTCTCGATTCCGGGACATTGGGATCATGTTATCGCTCTTGACTGGGGGATTAGGAACCCGACAGCGGTTATTTTCATCGCCGTAAACCCGCTTTTGACTACGGAAGACGCCAAAAAGCCGCTTGTTGTGGTCTACGACGAGTATTATGAGGCCAACAAGACGGTTCCGGAGCACGCAGTAGCGCTGAAAGAGCGGCTTGCGCAGATACCTCCGGGCCGTCTGCGAGACATGAGAATCGACCCGTCGTGCCGGAACCGTAACCCGGAGACGGGAAAGTCGATTCAAGCGCTGTTTGCGGAGTACGGTCTCTATTTCAAACCGGCGAACAATGACCTTGAAGCCGGAATTGCGAAGGTGGCGTCCTACATTCGGCGCGGTGCGCTCAAGGTTTTCAGCACTTGCAAACATACCATCGACGAAGGGTTGAATTACCGGTGGCGGACGGTTGACCTTGATCGGGAGAGAAACTTGCCCGAACAGCCGATTGACTACAAAAACCACTTGATGGACGCCCTTCGATACGCGCTGATGACGCTTCCTGATGATCCTGAGCAGCTTATGAACCCATCCTACGACCCGTGGGGATTCGGTTCGCAGGTTGTAGTGACGCGTGAAGGAGAGATTGTTCGTCATAAACAGGGCTTTGACCCGCTGAGCAGCGATGATTACTTGCCGTCCGACTGGACGGAGTACGTGTAAGGAGGAGTCGAATATGGAGGTTTTTATCCTGATTTTTACTGTTATCAATTTGATTGGAACTGTTCTTCTTTATGTGTCGGTGCGCGGTCTTTTGGATCAGGTAGATGACCTTGAATTCAAGATTCACCAGATGCGCACTGATTTGCGACACGTCAAAGTTTGCACTGAGTCAGTTTTCAAGGAGTGCTTGAAGCGCGAATTAAGCCGTAAGAAAGAGCCGGAATACAATCCGTCTTACAATCCTCCGATGCCGGAAGAGTGGCATGATTACATTATCCAGCAGGAGCGTGAAGGCTGATGGCGCTGGATTTGAAGACGAAGCAAGCTATCGTTGCCGAAGTTAAGAAGCGGTACAACGCTTCGTATGCGGCGAAAGCGTCGCTTGTTCAAAAATGGATCGAGCTTGACAAGTTTGACCGGGGTGAGCAATGGCAGGGAAATATTCCGCCGTGGATTCCGAAGCCGGTCACCAACTACATTCATTTAGTGAAGACGAGCCAACGGGCAAACCTTGCACTTGCAAACCCCAAGGCGATGATTGAACCGCTCCATCCCAAAGACACGGATGCGGTAGATGAGCTTCGCAAGGCGCTTGAGTTCGAGTGGGACAGGTTGAAAGCCCGGCTGGTGGTTCGTAGTTGTATCGAAACGGCTCTTTTGCTGGGCACGGCGATTGCTCATGTTTATTGGGATGACAGCTACATTGGCGGTAAGTTTGTGGGGCAAGATCATCCTGACAACGCGTTGTATCAAGGTAGAATCTGTTTGAAAGAGATCGATCCGGCTAACTTCTGGCCTGATCCAAGTGCTTACCGCTTGGAAGATTGTCAATGGGTGATCGTTACGCAAGTTGTTCCGTTGCGGCAGATTAAAGCGAATCCAAAATTCCGAGAGTTCGCAGAGCAGAACGGTATCAATCTGAACGCGTTGCGACCGGAGACGGTGGAAATGCAGTCGGCAGGTGAGGTATACCTGCGGCCTTGGACGGTAGCGAACGCAGAGCCGGATGAGAAAGACGGTCTTGCGGTGCTCTACATTCAGTACGAGCGTAATTATGATGAGAACGGGAACAAGCGTTTGGACGTTACCTACGTCGTTGGTGACACGGTTATCTACCGGCAGGAAGATGTGCAACCGGCGGAGTTCCCGTTCGCAGTTTTGTACGATTATCCGCAGCGCAAAAGCTTTTGGGGACTGTCCACCGCGCAGTTAATTTTGGAGGATCAAAAGGTACTCAACAAAGTCCAGCAGGTTATCGCAATTTATGGCACGCTGCTGTCGAACCCGCAGAAGGTTGTGTCGAAAGGCAGCGGTATTATCCCGAAGGAAGTGACGTTGTACGGAACGCTTCCGGGTAAGGTGTGGGTAACGAACGAAGATGCGCAGAAATCCATTCATATTCTGAACCCGCCTCCGATTCCGGCAGAGTTGTTCAAGCTACGTGAAGACATCATTCGCGACATCCGGGAAATCGCTGGGCTGACGGAAGCGTACATGGGTCAGAGTGTCGGTTCGTTGACTACATCGACGGGTGTCAATTCCCTCATTGAGCGGTCAACGATCCGTGACCGTGACAAGATGATTGAGATTGACGCTTTTGTTGAGCGTTTGACTCACCTCATCTTGCAGTTCATCATCCACTACTGGGAAGAGCCGCGCTGGATTCGTGTGGTTGGCGATGACGGCAAGCCTGACTTTGTGCAGTTTGTCGGAGCGAATTACCGTGACTTGGAGTACATGATCATCTGCAACGTGTCTGAGACGGCTCCGACTACGCGGGCGGCTCGTCAGCAGCAGGCGGACAAGCTGCTCACCATTCAAGGGCAATATCAGTTCAATCCGCCTGTCATTACACCTGAAGAATACATCAAGATGTCCGACATCAACCCGATCGACAAGAACGCGATTATGCAACGTATTGCGCAGGATCGAATGCTGCTGGAGTTACAGCAGTATCAACAGCAACTCATGGCGGCGCTGGCGGCGCAGCAACAACAGCAAGCTACTCCCGAAGGCGCTCCCGAGATCACGCCGCAAATTAACGAGCAAGCTCCGCAGCCGCTAATGGACGTGCAAGCCGCAGAAAACATGAATTTTGGTAGATAGTTGGGTAAATAGGTATTGCAAACCTTTCTAATTCTGTGCTACTTTAAAACTGTAAAGGGCGACGCCGGCCTTAACGGGCGCAACACTTTCTAAATTGCGACGACGGCATACGGTCGTAGTGGAGGTTTGGGAAGATGGATGTGAACGTTGGACAAGCCTTTGATGCGCCGACGCCTGATGCTGATGTGCAAATGGACGGCGCGGCGACGGTTGATGTAGATGTGCCTGTAGCAGATATTAACGAGAATCCAGTAGCCCTAGGGCAAGAAGACCCTGCCGCTCAAGAAACTGACATGCCTGTGGAAGCGGAGGCTTTAGATAACGAGCAGCCTGAATCTCTGCAACAACCCGAACAGCCGGAGCAGCCGCAAAGCAATGCGCTCGATGCCGCATTTGCTGCAATGCGTCGAGCGATGCTCCGGCAGCATGAGGAATCGCCGGAAGTTCAACTGGCGAAGCGGCTTTCTGAAATCTACGGGGCTGATCCCGAAACGATTCTGAAATGGATTGACGAATTCGAGCAGTACCAGCAAGCGCAGCAGATGAACGTGCCGCCAGAAATTGTGCAAAAGCTAACGCAAATGGAGCAAGAGAACAATGAGCTTAAGTTCCAATTCTGGCAGGCACGGATGCTCCAAGAGGAAAAGGAGCTTCGCCAAAAGTACCCCTACGCCAAAGAAGAACACATCGCTAAGGCGTTGGAATTCATTAAGGAAACTGGAAGTTTGGACTTGCCGTTGGAGCAGGCGTTTATCGCGGCCAACTACCAAGACCTTGCTGAGATGATTGCGCAGCAGGTGCGTCAGCAAGTGCTTGCTGAGATGTCGGGCCGTAACAAGCGGACGCTGCCCAACGTGCAGGGCGCAGGTACTCCGCCGATCAAGAAAGATGCGTGGAGCCTGTCCGATGAGGAGTTTGACAGGATCATCGAGCAGGTGAAGCGCAGCGGATGATGTAGGAGGTGGTTACAATGGCGCAAAACATTATGACGACGACTACGCCGTCTATTGCGCCTGAGTTTCAAACCTATTACGATCGGACGTTGCTGAAACGTTTGCGCCAACGTTACATCCATGACCAGTGGGCGCAGAAGCGTCCGATGCCAAAGAATCGGGGTAAGACGATCCAGTTCCGTCGTTTCGGCGATCTTGCTCCGGCTACTACGCCGCTTACGGAAGGTGTCACGCCGCCCGGGAACAGCGCGTCCGTCAGCGAGATCACCGCGACGGTTCAGTCCTACGGTGACTACATCATGTTCTCGGATATGGTGAGCCTGACGGCGCTTGATCCCGAGTTGGTGCGCTACGCTGAAGTGCTCGGCGACCAAGCGGCGGAAACGCTGGACGTGATCGTCCGCGACGTGCTCGCAGGTGGCACCAACGTCATCTACGCGGGTGGTAAGACGGCGCGGGATCAGATTACTTCGGCGGACAAGCTGACGTCGCTGGAGATTCGCAAGGCGCGGCGGTTCTTCCAGCGCAATAAGGTCAAGCCCGTGGACAGCGAAGGTAACTATGTTCTGATCATCCATCCTGATGCTGAATTCGACCTGTACGACGATCCGAAGTGGGAGGAAGCCCAAAAGTACGGTAACAAAGCGGGCGGTCTCTTCACCGGTGAGATCGGGCGTCTGTACGGGTTCCGAATCGTCGTAACGCCGAACGCCAAGGTGTTCACGGGCGCAGGTGCGGATGGCGCGAACGTGTACGCCGCCATTGCGCTGGGCCAAGAAGCTTATGGCGTTGTAGATATTGAAGGATCGGGTAACGTCAAAAACATTATCAAGCCGCTCGGTTCCGCCGGTTCGGAAGACCCGCTCGATCAACGTCAAACGACCGGCTGGAAGGTGCAGGCGTTCGCTTGTGTGCGTCTGCAGGAGCTGGCCGTTCTGCGGATCGAGCACGGCGCAAGCTCGTGAGGTGATTGATGATGGCGCGTGGGGAAGCTAAGCGCAATGTCAACACGACGGAGTCGATTAAAGAGACGGAAATTACTACGGTCATGATTGACAAGCTTACTGAGCAAGAGGTTGAGCGCCTGAAGCAGGAAGAGCATGTGGACATGCTCATTCCGAAACTTCCCGGGGTGCAGAACCCCTTGCCGGTGTGTATCAACGGTGCGGTGTTCGCGATTCCGCTGGGGAAAAAGGTTCGGGTGCCGAAATCTGTGTACAGGATTGTCTTTGAAGAGAGCGACATTATTGATAAGGAAAATGTGACGAAGTACACCGACCACAAAATCCCATACCAAGGTTAATGCTAGCGGGCAGGGGCCTCCCCTGCCCGTTCTGGCATGAGGTGGTGAAAGCATGGCGACGTTGACCGACCTGTATAATGAGTTCGTTGAACAGGTGGACGATGACGTTCCCCTGCAGACGGTTGTCGCATGGTTTAATGCGGCAATGCGGGATATACTTGCAGATGTAGACGATCTGAATGCTTACGTTCCGTTCGTCGCCACGAATCCGACTCAGCAGCTAAACCTTTCTGATCATGCAATTACACCGATTGTGATGTACGCTTGTTATCGGTACAAGATGCTTGAAGGTGCACTCGACGAAGCGGTTACGTATTTGAATGCGTACATTACGGCAAAACGGCGATTTGCTGATCATTACGAAAGCACTACGAAAGAAATGTACCAAGATACGTCGTGGCAGCTTAACCCTCCGTATCCTTGGTGGGTGTGGTGATGCCAGATGGCGCGTGCGCAGGTGTATGTCAAGCCGTCGATGCGGCAGCTTGAAGTCTATCAAGACTTCATTGGCGGCTTGAACACCGAAACATCGAACGAAAATCTGCGTGATAACGAGTTCGTTGTGTTCGAGAACGTTGACCTGTCCCGTCGTGGCTCCGTGAAGCGTCGAAACGGGTGGACGCCGATCAACATTTCCGATCTTCCAACGGGGAAGGCGCAGGGTATTTTCTATTTTCCGAAGAGCGATGGGACGAAAGAGCGCCTGATCGCTGTGAACGGTAAGCTATACCGTGACAACGATGGGACAGCGCAGGAAATTACAATCACGGGCCTTGAAGATGGGTTTCAAACGACGCGGCCCATCTCCGCAGTTCTGTTTCGGGGTACTATGTTCATCGCGACCGGGACAAAGCTTGTGGAATACGACGGAACAACGGCGAAGGTTGTGGAACCGCACAAACCGACGCCGATGGAGTACACCTACGTTGGCACCAATGCGCTTGCAGATGACCCGCTAACGTGGGTGCAGACGGTCGAAGAATCGTCGACGATTGATGTAACGGGTATGGTCTTTGACCGTCCGCAGGGAATTCTTAAGCAGCCGGTCACAATCACGGGCTGCGTTAAGAAGCCGCAGTCGGATACGGTGGAGTATCGATTTGAGATTTACGAGCAGGAGCAAATGTCGCCAAAGTTTACGCGGGATTGGAGCACGACAAACACCTATACGTGGACTCCGAGCACATCAGGTGTACATCTTGTTGTGCTTAAGGTGCGGAAGAAGGGTACGACGACGCCTGAGCACAGCGTGGCGATGGCATATACGGTTTCTGCAGTTGATACGTTGAAGGACAAAGACCTGCAGGCGTCCACGATCCATAATTGCAACATCATTTTTGTACGCTACAACCGTTTGATGATGACCGGTGATCCGGATCAGCCGACTGTGATCTATGTCAGCGACCTCAACAACCCCCGTTATTTCCCGATGCTCAATACGCTCAACTTTCAGACGGGGCGCAAGGATGAGATTACTGCAGTTGTCCCGTATCGCGACGATCTGATCGTGTTCACAAAGTCGTCTATCCAGTTGCTTTCGGGACGTAGCCCGGAGGATTACCAGCGGAAGATGATCCATTCGTACCTTGGTTGTATTGCGCCCAAGTCTGCTCAGGTCATCGGTAACCACATCGCGTTTCTGAGTCAAGAGGGTCTGTACATTCTTAAGTCCACGATTCTGGGCAATGACCAGTTGAATGTGGAACGTATTGATACGAACATTCGTTCTGAAGTTCATCGCGATACCGATGCCTGTGCAATTAACTACGACAACCGGTACATGATTTGTTTTCCGCAACGGAAGAAAGTGCTGAAGTTTTACTACGCCAATGGTGCGTGGGTCAAGGACGTGTCGAGCAAGCTGGACATGGAAGTTTTCCACATTGAAGATGAGACGCTGTACGGGCAGCGTGCGGACGGATCGCTTGTGTTCCTTGACCAGAATGCGTACAAGGATGGCGACGAAGTGTTCGTAGCACGGATCGCGTCGAAACAGTTTGATTTGGGCCTCCCGTACCACCAGAAACGTTTGCGCTATTTGTACTTGCTGACTCGAAACAACGCGTTGCAAGTTAACTTGAAGGTGACTGTCCGGGCTGACGGTGCTGCAGTTTTGACACCGGATATTAGCCATGCCGTGGTTCAGAATGGGCAAGTTGTATGGATTGACAGTACTGCACCCAATGTAACGTACAATGTAGGAACGATCCTTGGAAAATGGGTGTTAGGTGAAGATCCGCTTGGTACTGTTGAACTTCTGTTTAAGCGCGTGCGTGTAATGGGAAAATGCCGACGAGTGCAGGTAGATATTGTGCATGACGAAGATGCACCTTGTGAAATTTTTGGTTTTGGTATAGAATTCAAACCGAGGAGACTGTAAATCGGTAAAGCAGAAAAGAGGTGAAGGCCTCATGGCAAAGATTGACAAATCGGTGCTTCACGACTTCCGTGATGGTGAAATTGTGTATGAGGTTCATCTTGACCAGACTGTGGAAATCCTTCGCGTTGCGATTAACGATACAGACGATCGTGTAACAAACCATCAAAATGCTCCGGTTCTTGATCACCCGGATGGGTCGGTGACGACGGAAAAGCTGGCTGATGGCGCAGTAACGACGGAGAAGCTGGCTGATGCTGCAGTTACGACAGACAAAATTGCTGATGGCGCTGTTACGTTTCAGAAGCTGGCGAGCGCAATTGTCAATACTAACCAGATTGTGGATGGCGCAGTTACTGGATCGAAACTGGCTAGCAATAGTGTTAATACGCAACATCTTGTAAACGGTTCTGTAACACAGCAAAAAATTGCGAACAATGCCGTAGGGACTGCGCAATTAGCCGATCGAGCCGTTACTACAGACAAGATTGCAGACGGTGCGATTACGGCAAGCAAACTTTCTCCTTCGATTATTATCAATGATATTGAATTAGCAGTGCACCGTCAGATGCCTGTACTTGACCATCCTGACAAGTCGGTCACAACGGAAAAATTGGCGGATAAAGCGGTAACGCCTGAAAAAGTTAATGAAGAGATTGCGTTGACGTGGCAGTTGAACAATGTACTTTGTGCGGTATGGATGGGGGTGTGAGCGTTGATCACGCCGGTAACGTACACACCAGTACGCCTTTATGTGGGACAGCCCGGAACATCGCTTAGCGCACTCTATACTGTACCTGAAGGCGAAAAGGTAATCGTCAGAAACATTGTGTTGGCTAACACAACTTCGTCTTTAGCTAAAGTGTCGGTACATTTTGTGTCTGCTGGCGATACAGCGGATAACACAAACAAAGTGATCGCAGATTATGGCCTTTCTCCCAATACGACAGTTGTTATTGACATGAACGCAGTACTGGAAGCTGGCGATTCGGTACAAGCAATTCAAGCTGTTGCGGGTGCTGTTACGATGTATTTGTCTGGTGTCGAGGTGAAGTGACATGGGTGTGCAGGTTCTTCAGCCTGTGGCTGCAGTAGATCGTAAATATTATTACGCTACGTCGGGACACAATGTTTTTCATCCTGCTCCCATGCCGACGGGACGGCACCTTGCTGCTGCTGCAGTTTGTGATGGTAAAGCTTATGTATTTGGTGGAAGGTCTGGTACGTCTTCGTCGTACACTTACTATAACCGAAACGAGTGTTATGATCCTGCTACTGATACGTGGCTGTCTATGGCTAGTTTTTCTACCATTTCTAGATATAGTTTAACTGCTGTAGAGTTAGACGGGAAAATACACGTGTTAGGAGGTTACAACAGCAGCAGTAATGTTGTGTCGTTTCACGATCAATACGATCCTGTAAGTAACTCTTATGTAGCTAAAAACAATCATTTTGCAGCAGACCATGCTGCTGTTGCTTTAAATGGAAAAATGTATCGTTTAGGAGGTGTTGATAGTAATAAGAGTGTAGTAGATTGGTGTTATGAATATGATCCTGTTTCTAACACTTGGACAGAAAGAATGCACATGCCTACTGCAAGGAGCTATTTGGGTGCTGTTGTAGTTGACGGTCTAATTTACGCAATTTGCGGTAGTAACAACAACAAAGTTGAAGTGTACAATCCAGCTACAAATACTTGGAGTTCAAAACCTGATTCGCCGTACAGCGTTTCTAGAGCACATGCAGAGTTTATTGATGGTTATGTGTATGTTTACAATAAGTCCAACGGCGCCATGTACCGTTACGACCCTTCTACGGATTCGTGGATGCAAACAGCTAGTGATCCTGTAGGTTCTGCTTCTGATGGCGCTCCGTTCAAACTAAATGACAAATTTTACGTTGCTGGAGGCGGTTCTAGCGCTCAAACATTGCGATACTACGATCCGAAGCGTGATCCTGAAGTTTATGGTCAGTTGAATATAGGCGCTATTGAGGTTATGAGGATAGATTATGCTCCTGTGTTTGTTCGGTTTACTACTTATCCGACCAATACACACGTGTTTTATGGTGGTGATGGTACTAGATACACATCTCTATCCAACCTTGCAAGCACAAGTCAATTTGTGTTATTGGTTCCTCCCGTTATAATTCGTGCGGGCCATCCATGGACAATTGCCCCTACGAACGATGCTTTCGGAATCATCATTTTCTAATACAGGAGGTTGGTATTATGCTTACTGCGATTCAAATTTGGCAACGTTTGAATGGAATGGGCGTACAGAAGACGTTACCGGAAATTCAAAATGCACTTGCACAAGTCGATCAACAGGCGATTTTTAACGAAGAGCGGGCACGTTATCGTGTCGAAAAGTGGGACAAGAAGACACCGATTAACGGTATCGAGCCCGAAAAAATTCTTTCCCGTCAGGACTATCCCGGTGGTGAAATTTACTTGATTTACGTTGATGGACGTCTTCAGATTCTGCAGCCGCACCACCCGGAGGAAGCCGGTTTTGTTCCGTTGACTGAAGAAAACGTGTTGGAAGTTGGTAATGCACATGCAGATAGGTTGGCGTGGATGTTGGCAGATGAAAAGATTTTTGAACGAGTGTTGGAAATTCTGCTGAGTTCGTAATAAGGTGGTGAGTTGCAATGGCGTTGCTCGGTGCAGTTTCTTCGTTGGCTCGGGCGCTGTCAAAAGTTAGTCGCAGCATTTCTTCTGCTGCCTCAAGGTCGTCGAGTTCTTCGACATCAAGGACGTCCAGCTCTTCGTCGTCGTCTTCCCGGTCGTCGTCGTGGGGAGGCGGTTCCTCTAGTTCGAGGCGCAGCAGTTCTTCGGTTTCGCCGCCTCCCGGTGTCACTTTCGCCAACGCACTTTCTGAGCTTGGGCGTGCGCAGCGGGCGATGGACGAGTATCGTGCTGCAGGTCGGCAAGACCTTGTACAACGGGCACAGAATCACTTCAACCAAATCAGTAATTGGTTGGCGAGCCAAGGACTGCGTATTGATCCGAAGGGCGACTACCGTTCATTGTGGTCAGGAAGCGGGCCTGCAGGCGCGTATACTCCTAGCCTGAACATTTCCGGCTCTTCTTCGCGCACATCTGGTGGCGGTGGAGGCTCGTCTACCACGCCGCGAACGTCGCTGCCCATGCTCAATGCTCTTCTCAATTCGTTGAATTCGACCAGCGGCACACGGTCGTCTACACAGTCGAAGACACCGCGTGTTTCACCGTCTCCTCCGCCCGGTGTTAACTTCAGCAACGCTTTAGCTGAGCTTGGCCGGGCACAACGTGCGATGGATGAGTACCTGCAGGCAGGTCGCTATGACCTTGCCCAGCGCGCGCAGCAACACTTTAACCAAATTGCCAACTGGTTGCGCAGCCAAGGCATGAACATCAATCCCAACGACGATTTCCGTTCCCTGTGGCAAGGGATCGGCCCTGCAGGTGCGTATGATCCGACGCAGCCGGGCATGGTGCAGCGGTCGCAAGAAGACATCAATGCTGCAGTTGCGGCGCTGTACGACATGCTCAACTCCTACTACGGTTACGAATACGCGCCCTACAGTTACGAATACGCGCCGCAGGCACAAGAACTGTCCGAGTTGCGGGAATACCTCCAACAGCAGAACGAACAACTTAACCAACTCTATCAATTGATTGCAGAATTGCTGGCCCAGCAACAACAGCAACAGAACAACAATCAAATGATGGCGCTGTGGCAGGCGATTCTTCGGAATCCAATGCTTTGGTATAACCCATTCATTCGGGGCATGTACATGAGCGAAGCAGGGTTGTTGCCGATGATGCGCGATTTCTAAGACGCTGAAAAGCGTCTTTCTTTTTAGTGGAAAGTCATGCTAAGATAGGGTTGAGAATGAAGGTAGGTGAAGGATTGTGGCGTCGTTGTTCAGTGATTTGCTGAATTTCCTTTCGAACGTACGGAACGCTATCCAGTCTTCTGGTGGCGCCGTAGGTGCAAAAGTCGGTAATCCGCCAAAGGTAACGCAACCGAATACGTCTACGTGGACGAATATCCGGAGCGCAGTCCAGTCGTCTGGTGGTGTTGTCGGAGCGAAACTTGGTACGCTTCCGAAAACAACAACTACGGCTAAACCTGCTCCGAAACCGGCTCCAGCGAAGCCTGCTTCGAAACCGGCTCCGAAGCCTGCGCTGAAAACAACGTCTAAACCGAGCCCATCCTACATTAAAGTAGGCGATCGTGGTTCTAGCGTCGCCGAAGTGCAACGCTTGTTGGCTGCTGCAGGTTTCAATCCGGGCAAAATCGACGGTATCTTTGGGTCGAAAACGTTGGCTGCCGTCAAGGCGTTCCAACGTGCGCACGGGCTTGCTGTAGACGGTATCGTCGGCCCGAAAACAATGGCTGCATTGCGAGCAGCAGCTAGCCGGAAAACGACATCTGCTCCGAAAACGACTGCTACCAAAAGCACCGCTGCTCCTACTAAATCGACAACGTCTACTGCAAGGTCTGCGACGACTTCTACTGCAAAACCTGCAACGTCTTCGAGCACAAGCACCGATACATCTACTGCGTCATCTGTACCGAACATTCCGATGCCCAATCTTCCGCAGCTTCCCGGCCCATCACCGCTTCTGCCGTTTATCTTGTCGCTCATGGCGTCTGGGCCGCAGGTCAGCGTCAACGTGGACGAGCTTATGCAAAAGGCACAGGAACGGGCGGCTGCGGAGTATGCTGATGTAGCCTCTTCGCTTAACCGAGCGCTGCAAACGCTCCAGCAGCAACAGCAATTGGTGCAACAGCAGTTTGAACAAGCACGTCGAGACCTTGTGCGGCAGCATGCGGTAGAAAACTTCCTTGACCTACGCAAGTTGGAGCAGCAAATGGCGAACCGAGGAATGGACGGTAGCGGGATCGCTGCAGATGCGGCGGTTCGTCTCGGTATGGCGTCACAGCAAGCGCTTGATTCTGCGCTGAGAGATTTGAACACTCAGCAAGCTCAAGCGTTGCTTGAGTTGAACCAACAGTATGCCGAGCTTTCCGACCAAATCGCGCAGCTTCCGCAGAAACAGGCTGCGCGAGCGCAGGAATTGCTCGACTACTTGTACGACAAGGCGTTGGAGCAGCAGTCTACGGTGGCAAGCCTGCAGCGTGACTTCTTGGCGACCTTGTTGCCGTACATCAGCCCGTCGATGAACGAGATTCTGCAGGCTCGCAACCAGCGCGACCTTGGTCTGCTCAACGCTTGGATCAGCCAGTACCAGCACCTCACGCCGAGCGGAAACGCGCGCCTACAAGCGGAGCTTCAGCGGTACATGCACGATACGCCGAGCGGCGACACGCAGGCGCGGATTGCGTTCGAGCGCTGGGCGCACCTCACGCCGTCGGCAGCCGACCTTATCCGGGAGCAGCTTGGGCTGCTTGAAAATGAGCTTGGGTGGGCGCGATTGGAAGCGGAACGCGCTAAGTCATCTGCTCCAACGAAAGCCGATCTTGCGATGGATCGCTTGTCGGCGTACCTCTCGCGCCTCCCGGCGCAAGCCCGTGCGCAAGCGCTCGTCAAGATTGCGAACGGCGGTAAGAGCGCTATTCTGCAGGATAAGGCGCTGGCTGGGTTGATAGGTTACCCTGAAATCGCTGGTGCTTCCGATGCCGACGTGAAGCAGGCTGCGTGGATGCTGATGAGCCTTACGTCGGGAAAGTAAACGCCCCCAGCGCCTACCGCGCTCTCGTTGAACGTGCCGCAAGTAAATACGGCGTGCCTGCGGCGCTCATCTCCGCCGTTATTTCGGTTGAATCCGGTTGGAACCCGCGCGCAGTTAGCCCCGCAGGTGCTGGCGGCTTGATGCAGCTTATGCCCAGCACCGCTAAGGCGCTGGGGGTAAAGAACCGGTTCGATCCGGCCCAGAACATTGAGGGCGGTACCAAGTACCTTGCGCAGCTATACAAGAAGTACGGTAGCTGGTACTTGGCGCTTGCGGCATACAACGGCGGCCCCGGTCGCGTAGATAAAGCTATCAAAGCTGCCGGAAGCCGCAGTTGGAGTGCCGTAAAGTACGCGAAGGATCGTTCGGGTAACTATATCCTGCCCAAGGAAACTCGTGAGTATGTGGACAAAGTGATGTCTCGACTGGCATAAGGCAGGTGATCGGCAATGGCGAGCCGCAAAGAAATCGAAGAAATTAAACGTCGGATTGCACAACGAAAGGCAAACGTGTACCGTTCCATCGGTAAAGCGGAGGATCGGGAAGAGCTTCTGCGGCGCGTGTATTCGCGCGTGCAGGGGTGGGATTTGGAGCCGGAAGACTACGCCAGCGCCTTCGCTGCGCTGGAGGCGTCTAAAGGAAGCCGTTTGGATTCAGAAATCCGAAACCTTGAACGGCGGCTCAGTTTTGCAGGTATCGAGTTTCCTACGTGGGACGAGCTTAAATCGGGCTTTGTTCGCGGTATTGATAAAGCTGCGAAAGCCCTTGACTTCCTTGGGGCTACTGTCCGGGGCGGCCTTTATGACATCGGTGAATTGATCCGGCATGGCGACACCAACTTCGAGCACCTGCGGCGGCGTGACATTGAAGGGAAAGACATCTTGGCCGCTGCAGGTTTAGACCCAAACAAGTGGTATACTAAAGCTCTTGGTGTGGCGACGGAAGTGGCGCTTGACCCGCTAACATACCTTTCGTTTGGCGGGAGCGCGGTGCTGAAAGCAGGTGCAAAGGAAGGCGCAGAAGCGGCTGCGCGACGGATGGCTCGGGAAGCGGTGCAAGCTGCAAAACCTTCGAGCCTTTCGGAAGCCAAGAGCATTTATCGTGCAGTTTACGACAACGTGCGGAATGCGCGATTGGCTGAAGAGTATGCGGAACGCGCCAACCGCCTGCTGACGTTCGGCATTCCGTTTACGCGGGCTGAATTTAAGCTGTTGGACAAGCCTTCGTTCCTCCGTCGTGAGGAGAAAATCATCGGCAGCCGTATTGACGACATTCTTGAGAGCAACAAAATGGATCGCCGTGTTATGGAGTTTTACTCCAAAACGCTCTTTGACAAGGACGACATTACTAAACTCACGACGGGCGAAGTGCAGGCGATCCTTGACTTGCGCAAACATCTCAAACCTTCGCAAGTACGTAAGCTCACGGAAGCAGGCGTTAAGCTGCAGGGATACAAGCGGACGGACGAGTTCAGCAAGCTGGCGAAAATCCTGTATCGGCCCAGCCCTGCAAAGTGGGTTGCGCAGGTGTTCAGCAAGGTGCGCAGCGTGCGCCCGGATAGTGCGGCCTTTGCAAAAGAAGGTAAGAGCGCTGTTGCGGATGCTGATCTCCGTGTCTACGGCGCGTATGAACGGTTCCGCAAGGAAGCGCTGAAACTGCAGAAAGAATTGAAACTCAACAAGTACGAAGCGAAGCTCGTTCCCTATGTAATGGAAGCAACGAAGATCGAAGATGTCGCCCGCTACCACAAGGACATTGCAAATGCGCTTGCCAAAGGTAAAATTGACATGCAAAAGGTCGAAAATGCGGCGCAGCGATTCCGCCAACTTTACGACGAGTCCTTCCAGCGTGAAGTAGCGGAAGGGTTGCTGCAGCCGTATCAGCGAATCCAAAACTATTTCCCGCACATCCGTAACTACACGGAGGAAGAGTTAAAAGAGATCTTCGGTCGTGCCGATGACAATTACATGGGGCGGCAAACCGCCTTCCGGCACGGCTACCGGCGTGATGCCTACCAAACGTTGCTGCAGGCCGACGCGCATGCTGCCGAGCTTCGCAGGCAAGCGGAAGCGGCCCGGGCTGCAGGTCGCTTAGACGAAGCTGCGCAACTGCAGCGGCAGGCCGATACGGTCGCCACGCTGTTCGAACGTGACNCGTTCCAGGCTTACGTTCGACGCATGGCGGAAGCTGAGCGCTCCCGGGCGATGCGGGACGTGTATGCACAACTGCAGAAGTTTGGCCTCATGTCTACGAAACCGAAGCCCGGGTATGTCGAGATTAAAAATGTGTTGGACGGCAAGACGATCTATGTCCATGCCGAAGTTGCAGAAACACTACGCAAAGTTGAACGAATCTTTGTGTTGCCGGACGAATTGAATAAGTTTGTCCGCTTCCTTGGCGATGTTACCAGCTTGATGAAGACGCTCATGACGGTTCCGCGACCGGCGCACCACGTCTTTAACTTCGTGGGTTCGGCGTTCAACAACTTCATTGCCGGGGTTACGCCGCGTGCTTATGCAAAGGCTGTTCGGTTGTTGGCAAAGTGGGACGAGAACGACAAGATCGTCCGAGAGGCGTGGAACCGTGGCGTAATTACGGCAGGCCACCTGATGGCCGACTTCCGCGTGGCGACGACTGAGGA